GGAATTAGTTGAACAAGTTCAGCAATGGGTTACTATTAATAACGCTGATCAAACAACAGAAAATGGTATATTGTTTGCTGATGCACGATGGGCCACAAATGGTACAACAGATCCAATTACTGGTGATTTGCCTTCTATTACAGATTTGCTAACCAGCGACTACTTAGATCTTGATGCACCTGACTCTACAATTTATCCAGCCGGTACATTATTGTGGAATACACGACGCAGCGGATTTAATGTTAAGAGTTTCCAGGTAAATTATTTTAATCCCACAGCCTTTACAGTAGATTCATATAGCAACATCGCATCTTATATGACAGGTGATAAGATTCTATATAACGGTGTGCTATATGTAGCAATACAAGATGGTAGTGGTAATCTTCCAACTGATATTTCATATTGGGCTCAACTAGAAACAAATACCTGGTTAAACGCTAGTGGAAATCGCAATGACGGTAGTCCATACATGGGTCGATTAGCTGTAAGAGCTATTATAGTAGCAGCACTAAAATCTGCTATTGATAGTCAGACTACTTTGCGCGAAGAGCAAAATCAATTTAACTTATTGGCTTGCCCTCAGTATCCTGAATTAATTCCTAATATGACCGCACTCAATAACGAGCGTAGTAATACTGGGTTTATTGTTGGCGATACACCGTTGCGTCTGGGCATTGATGGTAATAGCATTGTAGATTGGGCTACTGATGCAGGCGGCGCTGGAAATTTTGCAGCAGATGGATTAACAACTGCTACTCCGTATGCAGGTGTATTCTATCCAAGTTGCCAAACAAATAATGTAGACGGCGCGGTAGTTGTACAACCGCCAAGTCACATGATGTTGCGTACTATTGTTCGTAGCGACGAAATTGCTTATCCATGGTTTGCACCAGCTGGTACACGCCGCGGACTAGTTGATAACGCAGCACGACTTGGTTATGTTAATGCTCAAACAGGCGAGTTTATTACTACAGCAACGGGACAAGGTGTAAGAGATGTTCTATATACAAATAGAATTAATCCGATTACATTCTTACCTGGTGTTGGTATTACCAACTATGGTAATAAGACCATCTCTGGCACACCGAGTGCGTTGGATCGAATCAATGTGGCCAGGTTAGTTGCATATATACGCGGTCGTCTAGACCAAATTGGTGCTGGTTTCTTATTCGAACCAAACGATGCATTAACTCGCGGCCAGATTACCGCAGCAATAACAGGGCTAATGCAAGATTTAGTTGCTAAACGTGGTATCTATGACTTCTTAATAGTTTGTGACGAAAGCAACAATACTCCTGCTAGAGTTGACCGTAACGAACTATGGGTTGATATTGCAATCGAGCCAGTTAAAGCAGTTGAGTTTATTTACATACCGGTTCGTATTAAAAATACCGGAACAATTGCAGCGTCGAATTAAACCGAATCTGTAATTTAAGTAGCCTGCAATGGCGAAAATGGGGTCTTAAAGACCCCATTTTCTTTGGCTCAACTTATCATAAATAATTGCATATAGGAGATATATTATGACTATCGCATCACTTTCAAGAATGACGGTACCTTTGGGATTAGACACAGCCGGCGGCGGAAGCCAAGGTTTGTTGATGCCTAAATTAAAGTATCGTTTCAGAGTTACATTATTGGGCTTTGGAACTCAAGGTAGTGACAGTCCTACTACTGAACTAACCAAACAGGTCATGGATGTTACCAGACCGTCTGTGAGTTTTGAAGACATTACTCTTGACATCTATAACTCAAAAGTCCGTCTTGCTGGTAAACACAGCTGGGAAGATATTACACTTAATCTACGCGATGATGCCACCGGTCAAGTCAGCAAACTGGTCGGACAACAACTGCAATCTCAGTTGGATTTCCAAGAGCAAGCTTCTGCTGCTGCAGGTTTTGATTATAAATTTATCATGAATATTGAAATTCTTGATGGTGGTAACGGTCTTATTGTCCCAACAGTATTAGAAACTTGGCAAATGTATGGTTGCTTTATTCAAGCAGCCAATTACGGTGATCTTAACTATGCCACAAACGAAGCGGCTACTATTGCATTGACCATCAGATATGATAATGCAACACAAGATCCACTCGGCCAGGGCGTAGGTTCTCCAGTTCCTTCACAGAGCTTTAGACCCGAAGCCAGTCGGTCAGGTCCTGCTACAGGCTAAGGATATTCTGCCATGGCGTTTGGCCAGAATTATCTCAATTCTACCGGGGACTTTAGTCTCCGGGATTATTCGCATGCCAGCAGAGTATTCCGTACCGCCGGTTACGAGAATTCTCCTCGATACAAATTTCTATTCCATGTATATTTCAATATTAATGTTGACGGTGTCGGCACATTGAAAAACATTTACTCTCTAACTGAGTTAGCTACCATTGGTATGTTGGTTAAAACTATTCAATTACCTCAATTTAAAATAGCCACGGAGGTATTAAATCAGTATAACCGAAAGCGTATAGTACAGAAAAAAGTTGAGTACGAACCTGTTAAAATAGAATTTCACGACGACGGCGGTGACAATATTCGTAATATGTGGTATAATTATTTCTCCTATTACTATAAAGATCCCACACAGAATTACGGTAATGACAGTGCAACTAACGGTGCAAATGGAGTTAACTCTAATCGCACCGCCGGATTTAATTACAACGCTCGCGATATCTATGCTGCTAATCGACAGGTAAACGATTGGGGTTACATTGGTGAATCATATTCTGATAATAATCAAAGTGCCACCGGAAAACCTCCATTCTTCAATGATATTACTGTATACGGATTTGATCAACATAAGTTTGCCAAATATGTTTTTATAAATCCTATAATTTCATCGTGGGAACACGATACTTATAATTACAGTGAAGACAATGGTGTCATGCAGAATGGTATGTCAATTCAATACGAAACCGTAAAATATTACTCAGGCGCAATAGGTAACACTAGACCAGATACTAATGTAACTGGGTTTGCTGATCCGGCAAGTTACGATCAAGTACCAAGTTCCTTATGGCGCCCAGGCGGCCAAGCTTCCTCAATTGGTCAAGGTGGCTTGGTTAACAATGGGGTCGGACAACAAACTGATCTGCAAACAGGCGGCTCTATCAGCAATGTCGGCGGAACTCAACAGCCAAATGTAGCATACAACACTCCTACACCTGCTAACCCAACCGGCACACCAACCGGTACTGCTGGGCAGCAAGGCCGTAGCACTAATCCAAATACAGTTGTTGCACAACCAAACGCAGTTAATGGAGCAGCTCCGATATTTCCAACACCTCCGACTAGAACGGGACCTTAAAGGAAGCATATAATGGGCTCAGTTAATACTCTCAATCCAAATGTTGATCTTACAGTAAGAATTTTTGATAGTTTTTATGATTTTGTATTAGAAGTTGATTCTAACGAATGGTCGGTTGTAAACAGTTTTTTTGAAAGTATTTTCACTGACAAAGAAGCAGCATCTAGTATGTCTACTACTTTTTTTCGTATTGCAAGCGAAACTAATGTTCCAGTTTTGTCGTTACTTAATCAAGTAGCTGGACAAGACAGTATACAAGTTACCACTTTTATGGCCTACTACCTCAACGGGCTTCGTAGCCCTAGTACATTAATTGGGGTAAATGTAATACCAGTGCCAAACTACTATACTGCAAGGAATGTTGCAGCGTGACCAAGTTTGCTCAAGGCGTATATACAGTTACTAACAAACAGAAATATGTAGGCAAGAGAGAACCTCGTTATCGAAGTAGTTGGGAATGGCACTTTATGAAATTCTGCGACAACAACGATCATATACTACAATGGGCATCGGAATCAATATCTATTCCCTATCGTCATCCTCTCACTGGTAAAATGACCACTTATATTCCAGACTTCTTGATAACTTATCAAACTAAGTCTGGGCAGATGATAGCTGAGTTAATTGAAATTAAACCTAGAAAGCAAAGCGTGTTAGAGGGTAAAATGTCAGAAAGGGATCGTGCTGTAGTTGCTATTAACTATGCTAAATGGGACATGGCTACTAAATGGGCTCGGCAACATGGCATGATGTTCAGGGTCATAAACGAAGATCAAATATTCCGAAATGGTAGTCGTTAACCGGTAAATACGGTATGACTAAAAAATTAGAAGAGCTTTTTGATTTAGCGCCATCATCGGCAGATACCGATGATTCATCGCCGTCGCTGCCATCCGCCCAATACAATAATTCAACATTAAATGATAGTCTTGCACAATTAGACAAAATTGAGCTAGCATTGCCTGCTGTTCGTGGACTAGAAACATCTGATTCAGAAATGGATGACTTAGCCGATAAGGCCAAAGAGAGCTTTGATAATCTTATGGATCTGGGTATGCAAGTAGATAGCCGATATGCCAGTGAAATATTTAATGTAGCTAGCCAAATGCTAGGACATGCTATTACAGCTAAAACAGCAAAAGTTAATAAAAAACTGCGTATGATCGATTTGCAACTTAAAAAAGCTAAATTAGATCAAGATACAGGAAATGACTCGGCTCTACCTACTGCACAAGGCACGATTTTAGATCGTAATGAATTGTTAAATCGTTTGCTAAACAAAAATCCCAGAGACACACCAAAAAGTTAGTTGTGCTAAATATATCCATAGGAATACATATGACCAAAACATTCTCACAATACCTAACTGAAAGTGAAAAAACTTTCGATTATCGCATAAAAATCTGTGGCGATTATGGTTCTGGGTTTATGAAAGAATTCAAGGAACAACTAAAAAAGTTTGATCCTGCAAGCATTTCAGATCCTAAAACTACCCCTGTGTTATCTAAACCGATTGATTTTCCAGACCAGAGTAATCAACGAATTACTATGCTAGATGTATGCTTTCGTTATCCGGCAACTCCTCCACAAATCACGCAAATGGCAAAACTTTGCGGTCTTGACCCCAATAATGTTTGTATGAATCAATTGAATTGGGCCGAAGGTATGGATAAGGAGCTGCTAGGTATTGAAGATCAAACCGATCTCCTTACAACAGACTACCCAGCTGATTCAGCTGAGCAGAAAAAGTTAAAGAAAGAGTATGCAGACGGTAATCAGCAAGTAGTAAGAAACTCAGCTGCTGCTGCAAAGTGGACTGTAGCTGGTGGAAAAACTCCCCCTGCTGTGACCACAAATCAATTACCGCAAGGTGTTGTTAGTCCAATGTCGACTGTAAAACGCCCTCCACGCCCGGCTACAGGCCGCAACCCTCAAGGAAAAGTATAATGGATATCTATAACATCTTAAACAAGTTAAACGCTATCAGCGAAAAACAATCGTTGACAGAATCAGCTGCAAAAGAAAAAGAGGCAAAAAAAAATAAACCTCCTTTTCCAGGTTCGCCTGAGTACGAAAAGAAATACGGCAAGCCAAAGAACGATGACGATTCTGCGTTTGAAAAGAAAAAAATCTCAACTGGTACTGTATATAAGCGTAAGTTAAAAGATGAACCAGAAGATGAAAAAGACGACGACGATACTCCAAAAAAGAAAGGTCGTAAAAAAGGCACAGGTAAAAAAATTGGAGCCAAAGGTCCGAGTACTACTAGCAAATTGCTAACAGGTAAGAACAAAGGCGGCCTAAAAGAAAGTCTTGACGCCATTGCTTATCAAGGATTAAAAGAAAGTCTGGATATTGAAGAAGCAACTGCTGATCAGTTTGCTATCTATAGTCCAAAGGCTATAGAAATTGGACAACGTTTCTGCGATCAGTATGGAATAGATGATCCTGACGAAATGCAACTGGTAATAGAATTGATTGACGGGCAAGTTGATCTGGCACAAAGTACTAACACTCCGTTAGATATGAATAAAATTAAAAGCGAAGTTGGCAAATATTTCCGTATGGCCTATAGAGGTTTGCGTGATCCGATGCCAAATTTCAGAAAGAAATTCAACGAAGATGATGTAGAGATGAAAGATCAAGGCGAGTATGATGATGAAGCCGGCATGGCACGTCAAGACCTACACACAGTAGTAGATGCTGCTAAAGAACTACATGATATTTTAGCTAGTGACGAGAATTTACCAGAATGGGTACAGGCTAAGATTACCAAGGCCCTAGATTACATCGACACATCGCGGGACTATGTTAAATCATCACATGCTGATCAAGGTGACGAACAGGAAGTTACTGAATTTGCTCCTATAGTTGGTGCTGCACTGAGAGCGGCAGCTCCAACTGCTTCACGAGCATTGGCTGCCTCGGCGTTAGGTAGAGCAGCTTCATCTTCTGTAGCAACAGCAACACCATCGGATATGAACAAACCAAGCACAGCAACTACTAGCTCTTCTGATTCTCCAGAAGTATATTCGCCACCTAACAGTTCACAAGAAAAAACAGTTGACGAAACTGGTTATTCAGCCAAAGCAGCTCGTGCCGGTAAAGACATTGGCAAGCCAGGCAAGAACTTTAGCAAGATTGCTAAAGGTGCTGCCGAGCGTTATGGTAGCAAAGCAGCAGGCGAGCGTGTTGCTGGTGCAGTACTAAACAAACTGCGTCATCCTACAGAAGAAGGTGCATCGCCTGATCAACTCACTCAACAAAAAATAGCTCAAATGAAACGAGCAGCAGCCACAAGAAAAAATAGCCGTGATGTACAACAACAGCCTCCGATAGGTGGTCCGCGCCGTTCAGAAGTGCCAGCTTTTATTCGTAAAGCCCGTGGTGATGCACCGTTGGGTCGTGACGAAATGGAAGAAAACAGCATGGGCGGCACAGTAGCAGGCGGCATTGCTCCAGCAGCCGGACAAAAAACATTTGCAGAAGCCAGCAGCGGTAGTCACGAAGTAACATGGAAAGCAGCCGGTAAAGCTGTGCATGCCATTATGAAGCAGCGTGGATATGCCGGTAGCAAAACAGAAGAAGGCTACATGTGGACCAAACAAACCCCTAAAGGCACAGCATTTGTTGATATCGACTTCGACGAACGAGATCCAGACACAGCACGATGGGGCGAAGGCGAACTCAAAGGTGCCAAGAACAAGTCTTACTATCAAAGCGGCAACGACAATGTCAGCGATCTTGCACAAGTCATTGGCCAACTGTTTGCTAATGTAAAAGCAGGACAACCAGCCATGGATGAAGCCGACGAAGATGGCAAGAAAGCTAAGTCCAGCTTTGGCAAGAAAAAGCCAGATGATGACGGCGATGGCGTACCAGATTGGGCAGATAAGAAGCCAGGCGAAGATGACAACGAAGAATCGGATAGCAATGAGTCAGATGAGTCAGAAGAAGATGATGACAAAGCATTGAAGAAAATGAAGAGTCACGCCGGTATTGAAGATAAAGACGACGAAGAATCAGATAACAAGCCTCAGAAAGGTAAAAAGCCTGACTTTGGTAAGAAAAAAGATGAAGAGTCCGACGATGAAGATGATTCAGATGACAGCGACAAAGAATCAGAAGACGACGATTCAGAAGACGACGATTCAGACGACAAAAAATCTGAGAAAAAATCAGAAGACAAGCCAAAAAAAGATACAAGTGGAACACCTTACGGTAAAAGTGTATACGAGTCTGCATATACTAAGCAACTTAAAAGAACACTAACTGAAGGTATAAGTGCTAATGCATCCGCTGATGATTCAGGCAAGAAAACTTTAACAGTAACAGCCACAGATGATTCAGCTGATAAACTTGGTCAAATGTTAAAGATGGCCGGCTTATTCTCGAGTGAAGGCTATAGTTCAGTATGTCAAAATTGTGGTGGCGTACACGAAGTTGATGCCTGCGTTGCAGATCATGTTGATGAAGCATACGGCGACTTTGATATTGAGACCAGTCGCGACCTAGGCAATAGCCCAGACGAACATTATAGCGATATTGATACAATGACCAATAAATTAAGTGGTGGGTTAAACGGTCGTAAATCGACAGGTCAATCAACTGGTCCTGTTGTCAACAGACAAGATAGTCGTCAGGGTGTAATGGGAGAAGCACAAAAGATTCAAGAAGCAGCACGGAATCGCCTGTGGAAACTATACGGTAATACATCAAAATGAAAACACTAAAAGACTATCTCGAAGAAACTATTCGCCGTTACGGTGCAGTGGGTACTAGCCCGGGAATGGGCTATACTCTGGAAAGCAGTGGGACAGTTGATATGACGGGTAAGAAATGTACCGCCTGTAAAAAAGGCACTTATCAAGAAACTGAGTTTCATGACGATATGGATGGTGCTCTACATTGTACCAAGTGTAACAAGAAAATTAAGCGTCATCAGCCTGCCGACTCAAAGAAGAAAAATGTGTCAGAAGGTGGTGAATTTCCTTCTGCTCTTTGGGTGAGAAGTAACATGAACATAAGTAATGATCAGGCACATTTGCTGCTTTACAATTTTGCAAAACAAATCGCTGCACAACACGGCCTACAGGACAAAGTTGAAAAGATTTATTCTCTTGCACAACAAGCAGCAATATCTTCCGGTGACCATACCGAAGCTGGTGCTAAGTTTAAGCAACTACTTAAAAAATATCTTGACCAAGGTGTAACAGAAACAGCCGGCGTCAAGTACGGTGTGTTTGCCAAAGGTGGCAGCGTAGGCAGTCAACGATTCAGAGACGATCCTGTAAAGACTTTTGACACCAAAGAGGAAGCTATTGTAGATGCTCGTCGCCGTAGATCTGACCTGTCTCCGGGCGAACGTGGCTACTATCGCATGAGTTATATTGTAAAGCCCATCAAAGGTGTGACAGAAGGTGAAGGCTCAACTGAATTTAACAAGATAAAAACAACGCCTTACAAAGCAAACCAAATGCTTGGTGGCAAAGACCCAGTGGCATTTGTCATTGAAGTGTTGTGTCCTGATCAGTCCGTAGTTAACATGATCCAAAGCAAAGTTGGCACTGCATATCAGATAGAAAGAGATGATTCCATAGAAGGAAATGGAATAGGTATTGAAATTATATCTCAGCGTTTTGAAGGTGGGCGAACTGCTCAAGCCGCGTACAAACAAATTCTTGACATAATTAAACAAAGTGGCGGACAGTTTAACGATTCAACAGAAGTCACAATTGCTAGACAAACTCAAGGTGTAGCAGAAGCTTCGCCAAGACAGCATCCTAAAAGATATCAAAGTGCAATTGATGCTTGGAACCGTTTTATGGATGAACCAGAGTCAACGCCCAAGGACGAACTTCAATCACGACATGACCAAACAAAGAAACGAATCAAAACTAACACAATAGCAGGTCCTAAAGGTCAATTGCCAGAACAAGATGTCTCAGAAGGAAACCTAAATGAATTTTTAGCTCCGGATGGTTCAAACTACGGTGGTGACGGTGGTGGTGACGACGAACCCAGACAGTATCGTGTAATAATCACCTTGTACGATGATTCAGCACACGAAGATGAAACAGCTGAACGCCGTATTGGCATCACTGTCACAGCCACCAGTGAACAAGCTGCTTGTGATCAGGCCGAAACAATGCTGCTGAAAAGTGATCGTTATGACGGTTCAAGAATTACCAATGTAACTGCCAGACCTGTCTTGGACGAACAGACCATGAGTCGTGCTGCCAAGGGCTATGAAAAGTACGGCCGAGAAGGTATGGCAGCGTTAGCCAAGGCCGGACGTGAAGGTCGAGCATTGGATCCAGTTAGACAACGGTACGACCGCTACGACGAAGCAGTGGCAGAAGGCTCCGATAAGGGATGGGTTCCAAATCCAGATAACCCAGGATATTATATCCACCGCTCAGATTTAC